GTCTGTTGGGGGTGGGTTTGTCGGGGGTGGTGCCGCTCATCACTTCCTACCTCCGCCTGGCTGGGCCTGGCCTGCCGGAACGAGGTTGCCGCGCTCGACTTCACGCTGCACGTTCTCGTTCGGCTGGACGCTGGCGCCGCGCATCTTCTCCAGCATGGCCAGCCGTTGGCTGGGGCTGGGACCTTGAGACTGAAGCTGCTCCTTGGAAATGCGGAACCTGTCGAGGTCGGTCACGCCCATTGCGCGGATCGCCTCCTCAGCCACCTGGCCAGCGTTGTATTCCATGTTGAGACCAGTCTGGCTGAGGATGCCCAGCATGTTCATCCAGGTCTCGGCGTTGCGCGTGGGTTCAAGGGGCAGCGTGCCGTCGATGACCAGGTAGTCGATGTCGCCCTGCAGGGCCTGCACGTCGAAGTCGATATAACCGTCGTCCACCAGGTCCGAGAGCTGGGTCGGGAGGTTGTTGTCTTCCACCGCGATCGAGCCGTCATAGGCCAAGCTATCCTGGATGTTGGCCACCATCATGCGCACCAGGGGCCGGACGGTCGTCGCGCTCATGATCCGGGCCAGCACGCCAAGACGCTGGCTGCCAAGCTGGGTCAGGCGCTGGATCTCGGTCGCGGTGCGGATACCGTCGCTGGTCGGCATGCCCTGCTGCGCGTCGCTGGCGGCACTGACACGCTGCTTCAGCTCGGACATGGCCTGGATGTCGTTGAGATGGCCACGGGTGACGTCGGGAACCTGCGCGATGAAGACGCCCTCTCCCGGCTTGGAGCCGGGCAGGGTTCGCACGACGCCCCACGGGTTCCTGTCGATCAGGTCAGGGATCATGACTTGCGTGGGGTCGGCGAAGATCAGGTTGTTGAGGGCGGCACTGATGTTGTCGATGCGCGAGCGCATCAGGTAGGTGCCGATGTGGTGAAGAGGGAGCAGGAGATCGTACAGGGACTGGCTGTGCGTCTTGTGCGCGTCGTGGAACAGGCCACCGATGACGGTGGGGAATTGCTGGCCGTAAGGGTTCAGCTGCAGACGGATGACCACCTCCTCGTCCATGATCGTGGCCAACAGGTAGATGTGCTTGATGCGCGGAACGCCGATCTCGTAACCCGCCATGCGGACCCAGAACTCGTCGACGACGCGGTTCGCGCCGAGATCGAAGTATGCGCCGCCATACCCAGAGGCCGAGGCACTGGGAGAGGCCGGGTCAATCGACAGGCCGTGACCCTGGTCCTTGTGCCACTTGTGCGCCTCCCAGCCCGACTTGGGGGCGCTCGTGCGGCGCCGCAGCATGGGGAACATCTCCAGCTTCGGGTAGCTACCGGAGGCGCGCAGGGCGTTGTAACTGAGGAAATCGGCGAACCCGATGAACTGCATCCGGTCCCAGTCACCCCAGGTGACGCGCGGGTCAGGGAAGCTGCGGCGCGGGTCGAAGTTGACCACCTGGTTCTGGTTCGAGTTGGCGTCCCAAATGTTCTTGGTGGGGGCGAAGCCGTAGCGCACCGAGTCCAGCAGAAGCTGGGCAAGGCGGGCCTCGCCCGCCGTCCGGCGCATCTGCTGGTGCAAGACGCGCTCCAGGATGAGGGAGGGCTTCCGACTTTTGCGGTTCAGACCTTCGAGCTGGAACATCGGGTTGCGGCCAGCAAGGGCGGCCATGAGGTATGTGAGTACCGTGTCGGCGATAGCGCGGGTGTCGGGGATGACCGCCTTCTCGCGGAAATCAGTGGAGTCGGGGCGCACGTAGACGTCGTGCGCGCGGTCGGCTTCGAGCCAGTGGTCGTAGCGTTTCGAAATGGAGGCGTGGCTCATCTTGAACGCGGCGCGCACGTAGTCGACCAGGCGACGCTCCTGCTCGCCGGTCAGGAGGTGGGAGACGTCCTCGTAGTTCAGGAGGCGGTCGACGTGGTCAGACAGGTCGACGACAACCTCTGACTCCGAGGTCGTGTCCGTCTGCGCGGCCTCTCCGCCCTCTGATCTGTACCACTGGTCGTATGTAGGGGCGGCCTTGGACATCGTGATCTGGTGCCTGCGTCTGTGTCAGATGCGGGCAGGATATGAAGGGATGGGAGAGTGGTCGTCCGGGAGGAGTTGGGGCTACATCCCCCAGCCGCGCCAGGTCTGGTCCTTGGTGCGCTTGAGAGTTTGAGACAGGCTCTTGCCGAATTGGCCAAAGGGGTCGTGCTGCTGGTTCAGGGACTGCGAGATGTCGTGCGCCAGGTCCCAGTCTCCTGCGCCGACGGCGGTGCGGCTGAGCACGTCGAGCGCGATGACCAGGGCATCGACCACGTCATCATGCGTGCCGCCGGGGAAGGTGACCGTCTCCTCGATGAAATGATCGAGCCAGGGGGCGGCCTCGGGAAGGAAAACACGCCCGCCCTCGATCAGGGGGAGGATGGCCGTGGCACGCGCGACCTTGTCGTTGACCACCTTGTGCGGAATGACCGAGACGCCGCTGGTGCGCTTCAGCTCCTGGATGATCGACATGCCGCTGGCCTTGTCCTCCACGTAAAAAGCGCGGAGACCTTTGCCGCGCCACTGGTTGTTCAGCTGGACGAGGCGGTACTTCAGTTCCGGGTACTCCCACTTGCCGCGCATCACGTCGACAACGTAGATGTCCCCGCCGCGATCGACACCCGCGACAAGAATGGCGCTGTAGTCGGCGTCCTCCGTCTTCTTGAACGCCGTGTCCACCGCAATGACCAGGCTGGCAAAGTTCTCCGGCTTGAGGTCGGCAGGGTAGTAGCGCCACCAGTCGGTTTTGAACTTGTTGCCGCCGACGATGTACGGCTCCTGCTGGTACAGGCTCGCGAACTCTCGGGGGTTGAGGCGCTGGCGCCGCTTCAGGTCTTCCAGGGGAAAGCGCTTGGGCCAGAGAGATTTCTCGACGTCGGTGTAAACGTAGCGCTCGCGCGGCGTCAGCTTCTTCAGGGGGCCAGGGTGGTAGGCGGGATGGTCGGGTGGCAGCGTGTTGCGGGCAACGCTGGGGCCACGGGCGCGGGTGATGGCCTGGAAATTGATGTGCGCCCAGCGCCCCTCCTTCCAGTCCTCGGTCTTCTGGAGGCGGCCAGCAAGGTCGTCGGGATGCCAGCGCGTGAGAACGATGATCTGGATCGGCGGGTTGTCGTGGTTGTCAGGCTGCAGACGAGTGGAGAGGGCGGAGGTGTAGTAGTTCCAGGTCGAGTTGCGCTGCGTCATCGACTCGGCGTCGTCGCGGCTCTTGATGGGGTCGTCGACGATCAGGCAGTTGTGGACGAGGAAGGCATCGTCTGCGGAGTCGGCGTTGGCAGGCACAACAAAGAAGTTGTGGCAGCTTGCGACCTCGATGTCGTATACGCGCTCAAGTCGGAAATCCTCGACAGGGCCAGACCGTGTGTCTTGTGCAGGGTGATGTGGCAGCTCCTGCACATCGAGACGAGGTTCTCCAGGCGATTGTCCGCCTTGTCCATGTTGATGTGATGCACGTCCAAATTCGGAGCTATAACCCCGCAATCCACGCAGGTATGCGAGTCCAGCTCGCGGACTTGCTGCGCAATCTGCCGCCAGTCCGGGGGGTATGGCAAGTTGGCCTCCCCGTGCAAGAAGCGCGGGTTGGAGGCGCCCTGCATGGATCTGGAGTGCGAGGCGTTCTTGCAGCCAATGGAGCAGAACCGTGAGGCGCTGGAGCGCGGAAGAAAGTCGGTCCCGCATTCTGGGCAGGAGGCTGGCGCCAGTGTCTTGAGCCTTTCCCCGATGGTTCTTGACGCGCAGATCTTGGAGCAGTGCCTGATCTTCGTATGCGGCTTGACGCTGAAAGGCGTGCCACACCGCACGCATTCTCTCGTAACTCGACGCATCCGGGACCTTGTTGCGCAGTCGGGAGAGCAGAACCTTCTCTTCCTGCCCGCCTTGTCCATTTCGATCTTCGGCCCGGAGAACGGCGCCGAGCAGAACTCGCAGTTGCGCGTCACCACCGCCTTCGTTGTGGCCAGGTAGCACTTCCTCGAACAGAAACTGCGCCTCCGTGAGGGCTTGGCCTCGAAGGGCCTCGAACAGTGAGAACACTTGAATGTCGCCATCAGCATGGTTCCTGTATTCGCCCCTGGCAACATCGAACACCGGGTGGTCGGGTGTCGCCCTGACACCGCGCCTTTCCACGGTTCGCGCAAGGCGAGACTGGCAGGCGACGACTTCTGAAACCACAGGCTTTCCAGCCTCGAAGTCGTAAGCAACCACCTTGTCGCCAGGGGTTAGGTTTTCGATGTTCTGCACACCGTAAGGCGTCACTACGCGAGTTCCGGCGGAAAAGCAATTAGCCGCGCGGCCGGAAGTCGTGCCGCCGACACCGACCGCGTAATAGGCGCCCATCTCGGTGGTGCGCCAGACGTCTGCAGCGCGGCTCTCCTTCGAGAGGTGGAACTCGGGAAAGATGCGGGCCATGTCGGGGTGCTCGACAACAGCGCGCACCTCGCGGCCAAAGTCGGTGGCGAGCTGGCTGTTGTACGAGCAGCTCATCAGGAAACGACTGGCGTCCTTGGCCATGAAGTAGCTGGGGAAGAGGACCGTGCAGAAGGTGGATTTGGCGAAGCGCGGGGGCATCGTGACCAGCAGGTTGCGGACAGTGTGGCCGTCTTCGTGATGAAGTTCGCCGCGTTCGAGCTTGTCGAGCGTCTGGATCAGGCGGCGCTGGAACGGGGCCAGGGTCCACTGGGGCTTCATGAACTCGACGAACGCCTCGAAACTCTCGCTGGCAGCCTTCAGGGCCAGCAGGCGGCGGGCCGCGTCTGCGGCCGTGATGTGGTCCCTGCCGGGGGTGGGCGGCATGCCGTCGAGCTTGGCGGAGGCACCCTTCATGGGGACTTTCCCGATGACGCCGGGTTCTCTTTTGGCTTCCTTCCTGGAGCGGGGCATGGGGACCTTGAGGTTGGGGGGCGGCGCGTCAGCGCCGCAGGTGGTTGGGGTTGATGACCAGGAGGCTGGGAGCCTTCGTGCGGTCTTCGAGCGTGTCCTGCATGATGCGGTGCAGGTGCTCGGCCACGGCCCACTTGCGCTTGTCGGGCGGGACGGAGCTGAGGTCGAGCTGCTTCATGGCACGCCCCAGCTGCTCGGGAGTGATGGTGCTGGGGAGCTGGGCTTCCTGGCGTTCGCGCTGGCGATTGCGGATCATTTGGGGTCCTCGATCGTTTCCGCCTCTTCGATGGCCTCGCGCTTGGCCAGCTCGCGGCGGGCCTTCTCGTCGCGCGCGATGATGGCTTCGAGTTCCTTCTGGCTGAGTTCGGAGATGGGGCGGTTGTCTTCAGACTTCGAGATGTGACGCGCCTGGAGGTCGGGGACGACCTTGTTGAGGAGCGTGCTGAAGACGCGCGCCTGGGTGGGGGACCACTCCTTCTCGCCCAGGACAACGGCGTGCGCGTCTGCGAGCTGGTCTTCGACGGCCTCGATGATCGTCTTCCGCATGCGATGGACTTGACCGTAGGTCAGGTCGAGCTTCTCTGCGTGCTTGAGGGCTTTGGCCAATTTGACCTCCTTGCGTTTGACGGGGTCCTCTTTCCAGGGAGGGCGGTAGTTGGGGAGCGTGCGCGGGTTGATGCCTTTCCGGGCCTCCTGGGCCTTCTTGAAAGCGCCGCGTTTGTGGGCTGCTTTGGACTTTTCTGAGATTTTTTTTGATCTCTCGCGATTGGTTTTGAAACTTTGCGCAACGCGTTTTTTCAGGACTGTTCGGCAAGAATCGCTGCACGTCTGTATGTTCTGGCTGGCCCACCAACGAAAAAAGGAACCGCAGATCTCGCACTGGTATAGCTGATTTCCTCCGGGGCCAGCTTTCTCGTATGTGCCTGGAACGCGCATTTTTTCTCGGACGTTTTGGAATTTTTGCTCTCTGTGATGCTGGCACAGGGGAGGTGACACGTCGTCCGGGACTCCAACGGCGGATCGGGGGTGCCGCCCCCCTCGCGTGATCCTTCTCCCAGATCGTTACCCAGCGTCTCGCTAAGTCATTGAAATCGTTGAATTTCCCCATCTCTGTCAGGGTAGGGGTCGTGTCTGGTGTGGTATCTGAGCAACACACCTGTGGCGTCTGCGCCACGCCCACCAATGCTCTCTCCGAAGGAACTCAGTGGTCATGGTCCCGCTGCCAAGGCCACGGCGGCGGCAGACGCGGAGGCGCAGACGCGCACTCCGAAGGAACTGAGTGGCCACACAGCAACCAAGGAGACTACCCATGACCACGATCACGTTCGAAGGCACGAAGTATGACCTCGACAAGGCCCGCGCGCCGCTGAAAGCCACGGCTCGCATGGCCAAGGGCACGAAGCCCCAGCAGACCTACGCGAAGGCGCGTCTCGCGCTCTCGCTGCCGAAGGCCAAGGGCTGGGCACGCCTGCACGATGCCGTCGCCAAGGGCGACGCGGACACCATCGCGCGCATCGCCGAGCACGGGCTGAAAGCCGGTGTCGTCGTGCTGGCCGAGCGCAAGGCGGCCAAGACCGCCAAGCCGAAGGCCAAGGCGCCCACGCGCAAGGCGAAGCCCGCGCTCGACACGAGCGCCTTCGACGGCCTGACCTCCGACCAGATGGAGATGGTCGCAGCCTTCGCCCGCATGTTCGCGAAGTGACCCAACGCCTGCGCCCCGCAAGGGGCGCGGGCATTTTTACGTTCGGCCCCCGTGCTGACGCCTGCGCAGTTCCGAAGGAACTCAGTGCCACTGCAACCTCAACTCAGGAGACCACCCATGCCCAAGACCAACACAATCGCCGTCCGCTTCCACCTGACCATGCTCGCAGCCGCGATCCTCGACGACCCATCGCTCATCAGGCGGCCCGACCTCGCGCCTGACGTGGCCGAGCTACGCCGCCACGGCCTGCTGAGCGAGACCAACCGCATCGCGCGCCGTCACCTGCCCAAGTGGGCCACGTCGTGATCGCCAACCTGACCACCAACCTGACCACCAACCACGAGGAGACCAACCCATGAGAACCCCCATGAACACCGCCCGCACCGCAGCCGAGTTCGCATCCTTCATGCGCATCTACGAGCAGCAGACAGCCGAGGCTCGCCGCGTGACACGCGCACGCCTTTCGCCGCCCAACGGCGACCTGCAAATGGGCGTGATCGCCCACATCCGGCGACACGGCCACCACCCGCTGCGTGACATGGCCAAGCAGTCGGCCTGACGAGCATCAGCACGAGACGCCTCGCCCCTCACGGGGCGGGGCGTCTTGATGGTGCTGCTCGCACCGCAACCGCAACATGACCAAGGAGACCACCCATGCCCATCAAGTATGCCAAGCCGCCGCTCACCACGAGCGACGAGGCCACCATCCCGCACACGCTCATCCTCGATGGCGTGCCCAACTACCTGGAGGTCCCTGCCTCCATCGCCCATGATCCCGACGCCACGTTCGACTGGCTCATGGCCAACGCACCCATCTACGACGTGCCGCCGCGCACGTGGTGGGACGAGTGGGTGAAGGCCCCCATCGACGAGTATCTGGCAGCAAGCGAGGGAGGCGCCTGATGACCGGCCCGCACACCACCATCCCGCTCATCCGTGAACTGACCGAGGGCCTCGCGCAGGCCCTCGCTGTCATCGAGGCCAACTGGGAGGTCATCTACCCACTGATGGAGGAAGACGAACACAAGCAGCACGACGAGGCCAACGAGGCACACGCCCACGGCATGGCCTACCTGAGCGCACTCAGCATGAAAGGAGACAACGCATGACCATCACCCGCACCATCCGCATGGCGTGGCACGAGATGCTGTGCCCCTCCTGCTTCACGGACGATGGCCTGAACGTTACCTTCACCGGCACCTGCCATCTCACTTTCAGTGGCAGCGAAGACGTGGGCGACCACGAGTGGGGCGACGCCAGCATGTGTCGTTGCACCAACTGCGGCTTCACTGCGCCGGTTATCGCTTTTCGCTACTGGTCGGCCAGCGAAGGCGAAGACATGACCATCATCGAGGAGGATGCAGACGGCGAGGAAGAGCAGCCCTGCACCTTCGAGATTCAGGTTTCGGCTATGGCGACAGACCCCGACACCGGAGACCAGCGACTCGCCCAGTCCTTCGAGCCGTCTGTGCCCATCGAGTTCTACGACGTGGAACTCAAGCGTCTGCGCCCCTCGACGGGCGAGATCGACGTGCTCATCGAGCACGAAGAACTCAAGGAAGACGAGGCCAACAGGGCAGCCGAGTCTCTCGAAGAGCGCTTCCCCTTCGCCGACAGCGAGTGGATCTGACCTGGCCCCGCAAGTTGTGCTGGACACAACGTCGGGTGTCTCGTATTTAAGACAGCCATGGACGACTCGCAGACGCCTGCCACCAGCACTGGCTCTCCAGTCATCCTCGATGAGGATGACTGGGAGCGCATCCTGATGGCGCTCGCCATCTTCGACCACGACGAGGGCATGCGCGCCACCTACCAGCGCGTGCTCTCTCTGGCCTCGGCCGACACTCGTGTTGGCATGGGCCAACCACGCATGGGCAGCCGTGCCATGAGGCCACGAGAGGAAGAGAAATGAGGAGGTTCACCCCCCGCATCACGCCAACGCAGGCACAAAGGATGCAGGCAGAAGAGCGGGCCAACTATGAACTGGCACGTGCCGACCAATCGGCGCACCTGCACGAGCAGCTGCACAGCCTGACTGCACCGCTCAGCGCAGACGACCTGTCGTCTGCGCTGCTCCAAATCGTCGACGCCCACCCGGACATGACGCCAGAGATCATCGACGACCTCGCCAACCGCATGGGCCGCCTGGCCCTGCCCGAACGTCTGCGCAGCATGCTCAACACCTGAGCGCGCAACCACCACCGCAACCAAGGAGACCAACATGTCACTCAGCATGACGCACACCGACCGCCCCGACAGCCAGCTCATGCAGCCTGTCAGCCTGACCTTCGACCTCGACGACTGGTATGTCGACGGCGACGCAGGTGCCGAGCACATCACCGAGGCCATGCGCATGGTCGCAGGTCCCTCGACCACCATCCTTCTCTCCGGCGGCACAGGCGAGCGCGCCCATGTCGGCCCGACGTCCAGCGCAGCGGACAACCTGCCCCTCATCGCCCGTCGTGAAGTGCCCACCCCGCAGACGAAGGCCCGCCTTGAGCAGATGCTCATGGCCCTCATCGCAGACGCCCAGATCCGCTACGGCGTCGATCTCTCGTGGTTCTGCATCGAGCACCCCGACCACATCGCAGGCTAGCCCGCCCCGCCAGCCCGCGCGGCCTGCGTGCGGCCGCAGTTCCGAAGGAACTCAGTGAGAGACCGAACCAACCGGCAGGGCGGCACCGCTGCCCCGCCACGGGCTGACTCTGCCCATCAACCACCAACCCAACCAAAAGGTGCAAGCACACATGTCCGACAACTCCACCTTCATCAACCTGCTGATCGGCCCCGAGCCTGACCCGCCGCCTGATTCAACCATCTCGATCACCGATCCCGATCTGGCCAAGTGGGTGGCCGCCAACGAGCGGCAGCTGAGACAGTTCATCGACGACTACCTGACCCCGCACGTCATTCTGGTCAGCCGCTTTACTCGTCAGCGGAGCGCTCGCCGCAGCGCAGTGATCGCCCTCTATCTCGGCCTCGTGCTGGGAGCGCTGGGCCAGACGCTGGTCAACATCGCCTTCACCATCCTCTTCGGCGGCGTATGAGGCGCCGCCGCAGCCATCCAACCTGCAACCAAGGAGACCACACCAATGGCAGATAAGGACCACGCCATCGGGTATCACCCGAGACTCAAGGCCATCCTGTCCATCCGCAGCTTCACCGAGCGCCGCAAGGCACTGCGTGACCTCGTCACGCCGCTGCTCAAGGCACACGTCAGCGACCCCAAGTCCCTTCTCGAACGCAGCCTGCTGGTGGGCGACGGCCCTGACCAGATCAAGGCCAGGCTCACCATGTCCGGGCTGCGTGACAACCTCTGCGAAGGAGCGCTGGCCGCCATCGCTTTCGATGGGGAGCACGCCATCAGCCTGATACGCAATGCCATCTGGTATCCCCACGACTACGGCGTCGAGGACGACGATACCAAGACGGGCTTCGCCTTCGGCCTTCACGCCGACCACCCCACCATCACGACCATCCGTGACGCACTGGAAGACGTTCCGGCTGCGCCGACCACCACTTCGACCGCAACTTCCGCTTCCGCAACTTCCACTTCCGCAACTCCGGAGACCGCCCCCATGACCAAGACACCTTACGACATCAGCGCACTCGTGGCAGCAGCTCGTGATTGCAGCACCGACGATCTGCTCGAAGCGATGGCGCACATCAACAGCTACAACACGTCCTTCAACGACGAGCCTCTGCACCAGTTGTTCGACCGCCTGGCTGACCTGATCGGCCCGGTGGCGGAGGGCACGAACGCCGAGCAGGCCTCGTCTCGCCTTTCTGCCATGCGCCGCATGGTCTACACGATGCACGAGAGCGGCGACCTCGCTGCGGCCAAGGCCAGGTTTCTGAAAACGGCAACGGCCAAGGTGGCTGAGAGGAACGACGGCTTCGAGCACCTGATCTCCGTTCTCGTCGGCGCCCTCAATGAGACGTTGCAGGAGGAGGCGGCAGACGAGGCGGCAGACAAGGCTGCGGAGGAGAAGGCGCCTGTCGCCATCAAGCCCTCGTCTCTCAAGCTGCCGAAGCTGTCGTCATCCGAGTCCACGATGCTCGACACCGTGCTCAAGACAGTGGGCATGCCCGATCTGTCGACGCTCACCACTGTCATCTCCGACACCGCCCGCCTCGTTGAGGATAGGGCCAGCATGGCGGCCGAGATCGAGAAGCTGCGCAAGGCATCGCTCGCCTCGTCTGCGTTGTCTGCCGTCACCGTCGAGGCCAGTGGTGGTGAGGGCGGCGAGGGGGGTGGCGCCGTCGCTCTGCCCAAGGGCAAGGTGACGCTGCGTCCTGCGCACGAGGTCTTCGGCCTGGCGCGTGGCAAGGACAGCTTCTCCTTCGACGTGCCTGTCTGGGAGTGGGAGCATGAGCACCCGCACGTGCCGAAGAAGGACCCCAACTACATCTTCCGCCCGATCGAACTGCTCAAGGCGCTGATGGGGATCATCAACAACGAGCGCACCTATGCCGTTGGCGACACGGGCACGGGCAAGACGTCTCTCTTCGAGCAGATCTGCGCCTATCTCAACTGGCCGTTCTTCCGTGTGAACATGGACAGCGAGGTAACGCGCATGGACCTGATGGGTCGGGACACGCTCGTCTCCGATCCCGAGACGGGGGCCACTACCTCCCGCTTCGTGGATGGTGTGCTGCCCTACTACATGCAGCGCCCCTACTTCCTCGTGCTGGACGAGTTGGACTTCTGCCGCAGCGACGTGGCCTACGTGATGCAGCGCGCTCTCGAAAACGATGCGCTCGTCATCACCGAGGACGGTGGCCGCGTGGTGAAGCCGCACCCGATGTTCCGGATCGTGGCCACGGGCAACACGGTCGGGCAGGGCGACGAGAAGGGCATGTACCAGGGCGCTCGTGTCCAGTCGATGGCGCTGCTCAACCGCTTCTCGAACTGGATCAAGGTCGACTACCTCGACAAGGACAGTCGTCTGTCCCTGATCAAGTCTGCGGCGCCTGACCTTCGGGACACGGTGGTATCCACCATCGCCAGGTACACGACCGAGCACATGGAGGCCTTCACCACGGCCAAGGTGTTCCAGCCCATCACGCCTCGTGACTTCATGGCGCTGGCCCGCAAGGCTGACACCTACCTGCGTGTGATGCCGGAGTCCCGCTCGAAGGAGGCCATCCGCCTCGCCTTCGACGCCACCATTCTGGACCGTGCCACGGAGCAGGATCGTGCGGTGCTGTCTGGCATCGTCGATCGCTGCGTGAAGTGAGCGGCATGCACATGAAAAAGGGGAAGGCACGTCTGCCTTCCCCTTCCGCAACTCTCAGACGAGGAGACCAATCCTGCACTGAGATTCGTTGCGACAAACCTATCACGAAATCAGGAGAACTCAAGACATGAGAACGGAACTCTTCGAACACGAGATGACCCAGACCTCTACGGTCTTCGGTCGCAAGAGCGATGTGCGCGTGGCCTTTGACCAGAACGGCGCGCGCACGGACGGCAACACCGTCTACCTGCCCACGCTTGCACGGGGGAAAGACATTCCCGTGCAGGAACAGATGATCATGCGTGGCTACACCGACCACGAGGCGGGCCACCTGCGGCACAGCGACATGAAGCTGATCCGCAAGAAATACGAGGAGTATGCCAAGCGCGGCGACAAGCTGGCCAAGGAGATGCACAACTGCTTCGAGGACGTCTGGCTCGAACGCCGTGTGATGGCCGACTATCCCGGCGCCCGCCGCAACCTGTCTGCGACGGCGGAGGCGGTTAATGCCGCGACCATCGAGGGCCTTGAGCCTGCGGTCGTGGAAGAGCCTGACCTGCTCGACAATCCCAAGCGCATCCTGTCGTTTGCCACCACGTGGCTTGGCCGTCGTGAGTATGGCGGCCCGCACACCGACAAGCTGTGCGACATGGTCGGCCCCAGGGTGACGCGCATGGTGGAGAGCCTTCTGCCTGCGATCGTCGGGGCCAGGAACACGAAGGAGATCTTCGATCTTTCGGAGGCTGTCTGCGCTGCGCTGCGTGACCCGTCCAAGCCCTGGCCCACGGACGAGGGCGGCGATGACCCGAGGCGTGCGTCGGAGGGCGACGGCGACGGCGATGGCGACGGCGAGGCCAGTGAGGGCGAGGCCAGTAAGGACGGCGAGGCCAGTGAGGACGGTAAGGACGGCGAGGGCAAGTCCGAGTCCAAGTCTGGCGAGGACGGCGACGGCGAGGGCGAGCTGGTCGTGGCCAAGGTGGTGGACGAGAAGGACGAGGACGGCGAGGACGGCGAGGCGGTCAAGCCAGACATCATCGACAAGGATGGGGCCAAGAAAAAGGCCGGGGAAGCGGAGGCGGAAGGCGGCCTTGAGTTGCTGGATGCGGCCAAGGTGATTGGCAGGATGCTGGACGCCGACGGTCTCACGGGTGGCAAGGGTGCTTATCTGCCGCACAACACCGAGAACGACGTCTGGATCAGCACGAAGGGGCTGAGTCCCACTCCGAAGAACTACTCCATTGAGAGAAGCGCCCTTATGCTGCGGGAACACATGATCGGCCGATACGACGCCGGTGATTACTTCCGCTCTGTCAGCGAGATGCGTGGTCCTGTCAACGTGCTGCGTCGGGCCATGGCTCGGGCGCTGATGGCGCAGCAGACGCTCGACTGGGAGGGCGGCAAGCTGGCCGGTAAGCTGGACACGAGGCGTCTGGCTGCGGCTGTGTCTGGCAGGGAGAGCGTGTTCAAGACACGCACGGATCGGCCTGAGCTGGACACGGCTGTCACCTTCCTCGTCGACCTGTCCGGCTCGATGGCTGGCATGGAGGCGGAGATGGCACGGGACTGCGTGATTGCGCTGATCGAGGCCATTGCTCCGGCGGGTATTCCCTTCGAGGTGCTTGGGTTCAACCAGCCGTTTAACACGGCGGGCGCTGGTACTGTGCCCATGACTGCTGCGCGCTGGGAGGCCATTGCGATGTACGTCTTCAAGGCGTTCGAGCAATCGCTGCGTGAGACCCGTGGCTCTATCTACTCGATCGGGGGTCTTGCGACGGGCAACAACTGCGACGGCGAGAGCTTGATGTATGCCTACGATCGTCTGCGCAAGCGCCCCGAGAGCCGCAAGGTGATGTTCGTCCTGTCGGACGGCGCGCCGTCCTGCATGTCGAGAAGCCCCGGATTGCTGTCCACGCATCTCAAGAACTCGGTCCACCACATGGAGAAGAACGGCGTCCAGTGCGTGGGCATCGGCATCTACACCCACTCCGTCAAGCACTACTACCCTCGCCATATCGTGGTGAACAGCCTCGACGAGTTGGCGTCCACGTCGCTGACGATGCTGGGCGATCTGCTGCTGGATGACGGCAAGGGCCGCAGCCGGATGCGGCACCTGCCGGAGGCCAGCTGATGGATTGGTCGACGATTGCCATGGGCATGTACGCACCCAAGCGTCCGGCCGTGCGAGTTCGCACGGACTGGATGGGCCTGCATCCGACGAGGCCAATGAGTTTCTGGATCGAAGTGGGGCGGCGGGTGAAGGCCCGCCGCATCACGCAAGGGGACTTGAGGAAAGTCCGTTCTGTCATCGCCGAGGTCGAGGCCGAGTGGTCCAGGGCCAGGCACAAGAGGAGTTTGCGAGATGAGTGAGAAGAAGACGGGTCGTGGGTCAGCGGATCTGGGCCAGGAAGCGCGCTCGATCGTGAAGAAGCTGACGCCGCAGATTGCTGCGCACGTTACAGAGACCGCCCCTCCCCCGCCGAAGGCGGCGGGGGAGGGGCGCAGCTGGGGCAAGAAGCTGTCTGCGGCTGCGGAAAGGCGCAGTCGCACTGCCCCGCCTCGTCTTGGGATGAGGCGCACCCCTCTCGATGAGGCCAGGGGTGAGATGCTCGACTTGCTGGAGGAGCACGGCTTTGTCGTGCGGAGTGGGGCGGACGCCTTGGCGTTCGGCACTGGGTTCGAGCGTCTGGTGAAGACGCATTTTACGAGAAAGGAGACTGACTGATGGAGATGATCAAGCTGACATACGAGGCCATGAACAAGACGGAGCGCGTGGAGTTCGTGGGATGGCTGCTTCGGGAGCACGGCGCAGACGTGTCTGCGGCCATGAGTATAGCTGGCCCTGCGGCTGTGGGTCTTGAAAAGACCAAGGCTGGAGCGGTGAGCAGCGGTTCTGGCAGCGATTCTCCTGCGACGCGCAGGCATCGTGGGTTCAGGGGCTGGTGGGCCAGGGAAGTGAAGAGCATCAACACCAGGGGCGTGAAGGCCGGGCGTGTCGGGGGTGACTGGGTGCGCAGGGTGCGAGACCTGGACGTTGGGGCGGTGGTCGTGTTCGGCACCAAGAACAAGGTGACCGGCGAGACGCGCTACATGCTGGCCAGGAAGGTGGATGATGACGACATCGTTGCCGGTCTGCCGAAGTTCGGGCCGGGCGGCGAGGACTTCTACGAGGATGGGGACGCCCACCTCTACTTCTTCGACGGGATGGAGTCGCTCTGCGTGTCGAAGGAGTGGTCGCACATCGAGGCGAAGTTGCGGAGCGTGATGCCCGAACTGTTCCGCCCGGATGGGGAGTCGGATGAGTCGGAGGAGAAGGAAGACATCGGCTTCTGACTTGGGCGGCTGAGGGAAGGACACCTTGCGTTGTGTCTAAAAAACGATACACTCACAACGCAGGGTGTCGGCCTCAGTCAAACCAGATGGGAGAGAACGCATGCAGAAAATACCAGACATGCCAGCCGAAGACGGAGGGCTGGGCAAAGAGAGGGGGCAGCTGGATCGCATCGAGGCCATGCTTGTCGTGATCATAGACAGGCTCGGCGGTGAGGCGGACTGCGAGCACAAGGAAGAGCTTGGGCTTGGGCTTGGCCTCATGAGAGACTGGACGCTCAAGCAGCACGCCACGGCGCAGATGGTGCTGGCTGGGCTGAGCAACCGGGACATCGCCGAGGTATTGGGCGTAACCGAGAATACGGCCAAGGTGCATGTGAGGACGCTGGCGAGAAAGCTGGGCGTTCATACACGAGCGCAGATCGTGGCGGAGGCCCTGCCAATACTGGAGGCGGCTGACAGCAACAGCTACGAGTTGTTGACCGGGGGATTGCCGAAGGATTGGGCTATCAAACTGAGAGGAAAACCTCATGACCCACATTTGGCCCGCATACGGGACACCCATGGGGGTTGACGACACGCCTGCACTGTCTAATTTTTTAGACAGGTAGAGAGAGGGATAATTAGCATGAGCAAGGGATACTTGGGCGCCGGAGATTACCGGCGCCTTTTGTTTCGGCTTGTCGAAATTACCGAGGAGACCAGGCGGGCGCTCCCTGCCGGGAGTTACGGCAGGGACTGTTGCGAGGAACTTATGGAGATGCTCAGGGACCAGCTGGTCTCCGCCGGGTTTGCTCCGGCGGGGCGGGCGGTGGAACTGGGTGATGCAACCATGAACAGAGGAGACCAGAATGAGCGTTACGAAAATGAAAGGCGGAGGCTGGCGCGTCGAGAAGATGGTGATGGGCCAGCGCATCCGGAAGACGAGTAGGCTGTGGAGCAAGCGGCAGGCGGAGACGTGGCTGGCCGGGGAAGTTCGGCGGGTGGTCGAGGCCATGGCGGCGGGCGAGCCGCTGGACGGCAGGGGTGGCCGGGCTGCCCCGCACACCTTTGCCGAGGCCGCGCGTCGCTACGTGGCGGTGAAGGGAGACAGCGAGACCGAGCGGCGGGCGAGAGACCTGGCGCTTGAGAGGTTTGGCGGGCGGCTGGTCGGGGAGATCAAGCCCGGCGAGATCAGGGAACATGCCATCGAGCACTGGTCGAGTGCAGCCAGCCAGGTGCGCTACGGGATCTCGGTGCCGCAGGCCATCATCAACTTCGCAGCGCACGAACTGGAGTGGTGCCCGCCCATCCGCGTGAAGCGGCCAAGGGTGGGGCGCAGTGCGGCCAAGCAGGCGGTGAGTGCGGAGTGGCGGGCTGCCTTCGTGAGGGGGGCAGGGGCCATGGGGGCGCGCATGCTGGGCGTGGGTCAGCTGCAGACGTACCTGTACCTGACGGGGGTGCGGCTGGACGAGGCCATGCAA